GAGCTGCCTGCCGAGGCCACAAAACACCTCGTACTGAAGCTTGTGGACCTTGGGCTTGGCAAGGCTCCGACAGCCATCGAGACGATTGGAACGTTTCTGAAGAACCTGTGACCTTCCCGAATTCCAGATAGCCGGCGGTGCCACCGAGAGCGATGCAAAACGCATCCACTCCCAGCGGCTCGGCAAACTCCAACACCAAGCCATTTCGGGGGTGGCATACCAGCGCACGGGGGCGCAATTCAAGCGGTTCTGTCGCCATTTGTCACTCCTCTCGCATTGCGGCCAAGGCCTCGGATTCCATCACGCGGATGTCGCTGAACAGCGCGTCGTAGTCCTCTTCGCTCAGGCCCATGCGATCCAGTTCATGCTGCAGCGGGATGTAGTCAAGGGATGCCGGGCCGCTCATGGTGTAGCGCCACTGGCTGCCGACCTTGCACCACAGCTTGTAGGCCGGGAAGTTCTCAGGCCATATCTCCACGGGCTGCTGCTCTGCCTCCCAATCCCGGTACGTCATGCCCCAAAAGCCGAGTTGCTCGGCTGTCGGGGGCTTGCGGTAGATGGCAGCAGCTATGGCCCTCAGTTTCCCAGGCGGCCCGTGGTGCAGAGCGATCGGTAGGCGTCCCACAGGGCGGCGCTCGCACCGGGTGCCTGGTCGAACAGCTCGTTCAGCGATTCCTTGGTCACAGGCGGGTTCTCGTCGCCCCAGCTCACCAGGTACTTCATGGCGTTCTCGGCATTGGCCGCATCACCACGCTCGTACATGTAGGCGTAGGTGAACTTGGAGGCGTCGCCATCGCTCTTGGCGGACTGCTCTTGCTGCTCCGTGGCCAGGCGCACTGCAGTGTTTGCCACGTCATCCCAGAGCTCGCCGAACTCCTTGCGGGTGCGGTAGCGGAACGTGCAATTGAGCGTGGCCATGCTGCCATCGGGCAGGGGGAATTCGACCTTGCCCGAGATGGTTTCGGGGCGCTTGCCGAACACGAAGGCGGCGGGCTTTTCAGTCTTGGCGGGAATGGAGGCCTTCTTTGCAGGAGCGTTCATGGTGATGATCTTTCAGCAGATGGATGAGAAATGCCCGCGCCCGACTGCCCGCCTCTGCTGAGAGACGAAACAGCCGGGCCGGTGCAACTGGGGCCGATCAGACGGCGTAGCGGGTGGTGCGGCCCTGCGGGGCCATGGCGGCGTTCACGGTGTCAACCTGGCCCTTGGTGAGCGAGGGGATCTCGTTCAGCGCGATGTAGCCGTAGAAGTAGTTCACGTTGCCGTTGGGCTTGAGCACCTTCAGTGCAACCAGCAGGCGGTCCTCGGAGGCCTTCTTGACAGCCTTGTAGCCCGGCAGGCTGGGGTCATCGCCGATGGGGATGGTGATGTTGGTGGCCGAGAAGCCTGTGGGGATCTGGAAGGTGTTCATGCTGGCCAAGGGAGCCACTTCGGCGAACTGCGCATCGCCGCCCGAGGTCGAGGGGTTCAGCACCTGCTGGATTTCCTGCCAGGTGGTGATGGGCAGCACCGAACCGATGCCGCCGCCTGGCGTGAAGCGGTTCTCGTTGAGGGTGTCCAGCCCGTCGATGGCGAAGGTGCCCGCTGCCGTGTTGGCGACGCGGAAGACGCGGTTGTTGGCGTCGTCCCAGCCAGACGTGAAGATGAACTCCTTGCCGTTGGGCAGGCCGTGCGCCGCCGCGCTGGCCACGGCGGGACTGGCGTTGGTCACGGCCGTGACGGCGATGGCCGCGGCGTAGACGGTGGAGATGAACAGCTTGCTGCCGTCCGGAACGGTGTATGCCATGGTGGGCCTTTCGGAAATGAAAAAACCCGCCGAAGCGGGTGTGAGGTTGCGCCCGAGCGGGCAAGAAAACCGCCAGGCGGCGGAACTGGTCAGGGGCCTATCGAGCGCCCCAGATGGTGTAGGTCTGCAGGTAGCCCGGCGTCTCGTCGCCGTCGCCATAGGCACCGATGGGCTCGGATACCGGGCGCGCGATCAGCTGGGGCATCGCGCCGCGCAGTGCGGCCTCGATGATCTGCATGAGAGCAAAGGCCTTGAGCGGCGTGCTATCCCAGGTGTTGATCTGGATCTGCACGTTGCGCTTGTCGGCCACCGTGTTATCCAGCCACTCCAGCGGATCGCCGCCGATGTGCTGCCAGGTAACGTAGGGCATGGTCGTGCCGTAGGGCGCAGTGCCCACGACGACGCGCGGGCACACGGCCAGCAGCGCGGCCATGAGGTCAGATTCAAGCGCCACCGTAGGCCCCCTGTTCAAACAGCCGGCGCCACAGCTCAGCCTGTGCGGCCTTCTGGGCTTCGGGCAGCGCACTGGCCGCGCTGCGCACGAAGGCCTTGCCGGGCACCTGCTTCGGGCTCGGAAGAGTCACGTAGTAGGCATCCTTTTGGGCCTGACTCGCGCGGCGGGGTGGAGGCGGCTGGCCGTCCATTCCGGGCCGTACCATGGGCCGCACCTGGCCGTCGTTGGTCTGGTAGTAGCAGTAGCGCTGCAAGTAGCCGAACTCCACTAGGTGTCCGTGCGGCGCCTTCTTGTGGTTCCAGCTGATGTGGTACTCCGCCCTCTTCCCGTCCTCAGACTTTTCGTCGCTGAAGTACTGGTAGATGGACCGGTCAAGGTTGCCTGTCACGCGCCCCAGCCCCTGGACGTTGAGCTTGACGCGCTCGTAGATCACCTGAGCGCCGGCCTGGGCCATCGGCCGGATGGCCGCCTCCACGCCGGACTCCAATGCGCTGAGCACGTCGTCCACGGCGCTCAGGTCGAGCTCCATGCCGAACGAGTTGCCGCCTGTCAGCACCTTGCGGCGGCCATCCCGCCCTGGATTGGATAGGGTGCGCCTTGCCATTCAATCCTCCTTCAAGACTTGCCCTGGATGAGCTCGCACACCAGGTCGATGTACTCGCGGGTTGGGCCAGGCAGCACCGCCTTGAGCTCGTAGACATTGCCGTCGAACAGCACGCGCATGCCGGCGTCCACGCCAGCGCGGCGCCGGATCCGGATGCTCGCGCGGACGATGGACACCTCGGCGTCTGCCTTGATCGTGCCCAGGCCAGACTTGTGCAGCACGCTGGCTGCGATGCGGCCCGTGGAGATGTTTTCCCAGGCCTCGGGCTCGGGCGTGCCCCATCCATCCGTGCCGCCTGTCTTGCGCTGGATGTGGATGCGGTCTCGAAGGGTGCCGGCCTGCATCAGAAGCCTCCTGCCGTGTTGATGTAGGGCAGCAGCAGCCAGTCGGCACCCATCGGGATCTCGGCGGCCTGGCCCGGGGCCACGGCCTCGCGGTTGGCGTACAGGTGCCCGATAATCAGCTGCGCGGCCGAGTGGATGGCCTCATCGATGACCACGCCGACAGCCCCCTCCGGGATTTCGGACTGGTCCTCGTAGAGCTTGGCGAAGATCTTCCCCTCGATGGCCAGGTACGCAGCAGCGATCCAGCCTTCGATCAGGGCGTCCTCCTCATCACCATCGACCCGCAGGTGCAGCTTGGCCCGCGCGAGGTCAATCCTCTGCATGGGCCTGGCCCGGGAAAGGCTTGACGGGCGAGCCCACCGAGCGGACGTAGGCCACGGCGTCGGGGTGCGGGTCCACGCTGCCGGCGTAGGCCTGGGCGATGGCCTCGGGCATGCCCTCGATCACATCGTCAGGCGCGAAGCGCACGCCATCGATGGTCACGGTGGCCAGGACGCGCACGTCGACCAGCGCCACGTCCTGGGGCGCGGGATCCTGCAGAGTTCCAGCGCCAGCGCCCTGCCCGTCTGCGGCCCCAGCCGTAGCCGGGGCCTGGGTCTCGCCAGACTGCGCCGTCTCGTCGCCCCCCTGCTGCTGGGCCTGCTGGCCTGCAACCTTGTCGGCCGCCGGCGCCTCGGCTGCCGTGGGAGTGGATTTCGGTTTTGTTGCCATGTCGGCTCCTTGAGATGCGGCCCCAGCCGTAGCCGGGGCCTGGGTTCATT